CTCGTCAAGCTCTTCCTGCGGGAGTGGTTCTTTCTCTTCTTCGTCAGCGTCCTTGGCCCGCCGCGCCTTCCGAATCATCTTGTCCCTGTCAGGAATGTAGCCCTTCTTGTCAGCCATGGCCCCCTACCCCCAATTTGTCACAAAGTGACATATGCTCCGGGCGTACCAGGTTGTTCTTGCTCAGCTCCTCCAGCCGCTCCGCGATGATGGAGATAGCCCTTGGGCCAAGCTCCACCTCGGCCTCCTGAGGGGCCTTCGTGTTCCAGAACACTTGACCAGGCCCGCTCATGCCCTGGTAGCCACAAGCGCCACACGTTCGCTCCGGCGAAAGCCTCATTTCGGCGCCAGGGTAGCCCACTTCCTTGCTACCACACCGCGGACACCCCTGGCTCCAGTCCTGGCCGTTCTTGGGGTTCAGCGCCGCCAACTCCGCCTCGGAGAAACCTATCTTCTGCTTCATTTCCATGACGAGCCGCATCGTGAGAGCGTCGCGAGAGGAAGGGAGAATGTTCAGAAGGATTATCCGCTCGAACACCGTCAGCTTCATTTCGCCTCCTGGTAGTGGGGCGGATTGTTTGGGGCACAATCCGCAAAGCCCTGGGCCTACGCCCTCGCCATGGCGATGGTGTACAGAACACCGTTGAGGTACACCTTCAGGAACTTGTCGCCAGTGGCGCCCGCCGCGCTATCCTGCGTCAGGCCAGTGGCCGAGGACATGTCCAGGAAGGAACCCCAAGTCCCCGCCATAGGATTCGTGACGTGAATAATGGCGCTCCGGCCGTTCATGGTCGTGCCGAAGTTAGCCGGATTCACGCCAAAGGCCGAAACCACCGTGCTTGCCGCGACCGTAGCATTGGCCGCCAGGTCGAGGAAGGACGCCACACCCGCCCGGACAGTGTTGATGCTTCCAGTGAGGGTGACGGTTCCCTGGCTCTCCAAGTGGCCCAACACACCGCCGATATTGCCGCCAGTGTTTGTACTCGCGATGAACTTCAGCAGCGACTCCGCGCCGTAGGCGGAAATGTCGCCCGTTCCCGGAGTGGTTCCAATCAGGTAGCGGAACCTGGCCGCCCTGGTCGAACTGGCCGCCAGGGCCGCGCTTCCAGTGTCCGCACAGATGGAAAGGGCCGAGGTCTTGCTTGCCGACAGCGCCACACCGGAACCGTCGGCCGAACTTGACACGGCACCCATCGAGATTGCGCCAGTGGTCGTGAAGGCGATTCCACCGCCCACGAAGACCAGGTTGTTCGCGCTCTCGTCCCAAAGCATGTAGTAGCCCGACGTGGCCCCGAAGAACTTGACGTCGAGGCCGTCGTCGTTGACACCGAACTGAATGGACGCGCCGTTTCCGACTACGTCCTCAGTGAAGATAAGGTTTCCCGAACTCCAGTATGACTTTACAGCCGTGTCGCCCATGTTTGTACCTCCTTGTCAGTGGGTAGAGGGGGCGCCCGGAGGCGCCCCCTGAAACCAGGCTCAGTCTCTAGTCAATCGCGCTGTCGTGCGACGCCTGGGCGTAACGGCTCTTGGACAGGATGGCGAGGATGCACCCCACCACAGGGTCGTCGGTCGCTTCCACGCCGACCAGCTTTGCGTAGTGATAGCCAGTGTGGGCGATTTCCTTCACGTCCACTTCAATGGCCAGCAGGAACCCTGAATCCGCCGTGTTGGTGAAGCCGGAGGTCGTGGCGTCGGTCAGGGCGCCGAAACTGTCCGGGGTCGTCATCTCGCGATAACGGAAGGGGATGGCGTGAGTGTTGCTTGGAGTGGTGTCGTCACAAGCCAACACAGTCCAGGTGCTCTTGCCAGTCCCGCCAGTGTTCACGCCGCCATAGACCAGGAAGGTCAAGTGGTCGTAGCCCTTCACGTCCACGATATCGCTTGCGATGGTGCCAGCGAACGCGTCCGCGATGGGGTCAAGGCACGGAACGATATGGTTCTCCTGAGTGAAAATCATCTTCTCCTCCTCTCTACGCCCTGGCGTCCAGAACGACGAACGGGGAGAGCGTGTTGGCGCTATATGCGGGGGTCAGGGCCGCGTTCCAGGCGGGTTGCCCGTCTACGCGATAGACGAACCGGAAAGCCGTTTCGTCGTAGACGAAGCGCACGTGGATGCTGGAAGCGCTCTCCATCGGCCCCTTGTCAATCATCAGGTACTGCGAAAAGTCGGCCAGGATGATGTCGCCCTGGTCGCCCACCGTGTTGCACTGCTCACAGGCGATAACAGGCCGCCCGAACAGGGTCGAGTACTGCTGACCGCTCAGGCCGCCTGCTGGCATGTAGATGGGAACACCGCCAGTACCGACCGCGATGCTCATGGTGAACAACTGCGGCTCGACGTCCTGGTTGATGAGCCAAACCGCGTTCGCCCGCGACCGCGACCACATTCGGCTCCACATTTTCACAATGTTCTGAGCCACAACTGTGTCGGCCGCCTGGCCCGCTTCCTTGGCTACGCTGACCAAACAGGGGGAGTTCAGGATACCCAGGGGCTGCCCCGCGCCAGAACCACGGATAACCGCGTCGTCAATCATGAAGCCAAACTCCTCCGAGAACGCCTTGGAGAGAACCGCGCCCAGGGCTACCGCGTCCTGCAGTAGTTCGTCCGTGGAGTAGCACAGGCCGACCAGCTTCTGGAGGGAAAGCTGCATCTGGCGGAACTTGGGTTTGCTTGCGGTCTTCTGCTCCGCCTCGGCCGCCCAATACGCCTGAACGCCGCCCCACCTGGAGCCGTTGGCCCGGGAGGTTTCGTCAACCGCGTTGATTTTCAGCCCGTTCTTTCCAGGGCCAATCGGGATGCGGTTGACGCGAGGGGCGATGATGCCCGTTTCGTAGGTTCGGGCGAGCAGTTCATTCGCAAAGTCGCTCTGAACCAGGAAACCACCGTCCGACGGGACAACCTCGCTCATGCCGGAAGGGGCCTTGGTCAGCCGCCCGTCCACCGAACCACCTGGTACGCCAGCGTTGTAAACCGCCAGCATCTGCTCACCCAGGCTCTTCCACTTCTGCTCCTGGGTCTGAGGGGAAGCGCCGCCCCCACTGGCCGCCGCCACAGCCGCGCTCCTGTTTGCCGCAAACGTCTTGCTCGCCTCGTCCACCGCGTTCTTGACAATGGCCTTCAGTTCTTCCTCAGTCATCGTTGCCTCCTTCTTGAAACGCCGATTTCATACCTTCCAACACCAAACGCCGAACCTGCTCGGCGTCTACCTCCACGTCCTTGTTCTCAAACACCTTCAACGTCCGAGCAAGTTCCAGGGCTTCGGCCAACTCCTCCGCGTTCAACTGGGTCAACCCAGTGACGGAGCGCCGAGCCAACGAAAGCGCCGCCTGAACCTCACTCTCGCCCAGGGAAACCGAAAGCTGGTTCCTGAGCGCCAGGCCTTCCTCAATCTCGTCCTCTGCCTTTAACCCGTTGACCAGGGATTCCCGAGCAGTCCGCAACTGCTCCACCACGGTCGGGGCCTTCTCGTCGTCCTCGTCGTCCTCTTTGGGAGCGTTCGCCTTCAGGTAGTCCCCGATGGACTTGACCGCCCCTTTCAGGTCGTTAACCACCTCGGTGAACATAGCGTGGTCTTTGGCGGAGAGCACCCTGCCCTCCTTCTCCACCTGTTCACCTGGTACCGCCTGCTCCACCGGTAGCGTCTCGAGAACGCTCTTGGCGTACTCGTTCAACTCCGGGCTACCGAACCCCTTGGAAAGCCCGTTCACCAGGGCCTCACGATTGGAGCCGAGAACGACGTGGGAAATCTCCAACAGTTCACAGTCCGTGAACACCCTGCGGGGGCCGAGCGCCATACCTTCCGGCGAAACGTCTCCATCGTCCCACTCAAAGGGAATGAACCCCACAGAGTATGCCGCCTTGCCCCGTGACGCCAGGAAGGCCGCCCAGTCTGCTTCCTCGTTGCCCTGGTTCACGTAGTATGTAACCCTGCACAGCATACCCTCGTTGGTGAAGGTAAGGTTACTTACCTCGCCAATCTGTTTTCGCAGGTCACCGTAGTTGTGGGACGATACCAGGATGGGATGTTTGAGAAACGAGCCAATGCGGGAACCCCAGGCGGAGGCCGCGATGGCTTCCCTGTCCCTGTCCTCGGCCGTGGTGCTGGCAACAATGTCGTAAGCCCCTGTTACCCCTGGAACTTCCTTCACAGGACAGATGTACAGCTTGTGAACCATGGCCCTGTCGCCCAAGATACCTCC